TATGTGCTTTCCGTACAGGGCTGCTGCTGCTCCTAAAGAACTGCCTGCATCTCCTGGGTTAGGCATGATCCAGATATCCTTGAAAATTGTCCAAAGGCTTGTGTTTGCAGATGAGTTTAAGGCACAGCCACCCATGAATACTAGGTTAGTCTTGCCAGTGTTAGCCTTAGCCAATTTCATAAACTCTAATAGTCTTTTTTCGTATACATACTGTACTGCTGCTGCAATATCAAATCTGTCTTGTTCGTTTTCAATCTGTCCCCAGTCATAAATGCCTTTGTGGAAGTTATACTTTTGGCAAGATACTGAGTCAAAGTATGAGTTTACTTTCTTGTAATGCTTCTTCCAGTCGCCATAGGCTGCCATGCCCATCATGATGTACTCTTCTTGGTTAGGCATCAATCCTATGAGTTGTGTAAATGCTGAGTAAAACAGCCCAAAACTAAAAGGGTACATGTCAGAATAAACATGCTTAATCTTATCGCCTTCTCCTACCCAAACACTGCAGGTATCCCATTCTCCAATTGCATCAAGTACAACAATTACTGCGTCATCAAATGGGCTTGTGTAATATCCTGCTGAAGCATGAGAACGATGATGGCTAAAATTCTTTCTTGGTAGATCTCCTAATTCAGTACTCTCAAACCAAGGCTTGCCACCACCAAAGCCACCTTTAAGTATAAGTCTTGTCTTTTTTAGTAGTGGTTTTTCGTAGTATGCGATTTGATCTGGGTAGCCGTACTGAAGAGCATCTTTGATAAGTTCTCTATTTGTGAACCAGTCGTTTTTCTTCTTGCTGTATCTTTCCGCATGTCCTGCAAAGAGGATTTCTCCATCCTTGATAAGAGATACTGATGCATCGTGAGTAGTTTCATTTATTCCTAGGATTATTGACATAGTTGATTATTCCAAAACTCTGCGATGTGTAATTGTTGATGCAATCCTGGATGTGGTTGATGAGCACCAGGACCTTTTACTCTGCCATAGTCGTATGGAAATTTGTGATAATCGTATGCGTAGTCAAATATATCTGGATACTTGTCTTTCCATTCTTGATGACAGCCTTGCCAGTTTATCATTGCATATTGTGGTGCTAGATCTTTTACAGTCTTTGCCTGTACACCAGTTTCAAAGTTTGTAGGAAACTCTTTCTTTGTTGTGTCTGGCACATAATGTCTAAAGTTATCTTTAAGGAATTGTTCTTGTTCATCATTTAATCCATTTGACCAACAGGACCAATATAATTTAATTCCACTGGCATCACAGAATGCTTCAAGCATCTTGATATGGTCTAGATTTTGATAATAGACCCATTCATACGGAAGGATCTCTTCATAATTCCATGGTGCTTTAGCCTTAGTTACTTTAGGGCTATGATTAATGAACCATTCCTGCATCCCGTTTCCATCTGGGCCAACAAAGAACAGCCTTTCAAAGTTAGCAAAATGGGCTATGACTATCTCAGGCTTATATTGATATTGGTGAATCATGCCAAAAAAACTAGAAATAACCTTATTTGCAGAGGCTCCAGAGTAGGCAATAGAAGCCACAGGAGGCCCATAGAGGCCTGTTAGTAGTTGAGGCCATACTAGATCATAGGGAAGGCCTTGTCCAAGCGTTATAGAGCATCCTAGGGCTACTATAGGTGGATGTGTAGAGAACTCTATGGTCCTTAAACCGTCACTATTCCATTTATAGTCATATTCTGGTCTGGCTATCTCAGCATGTGATGCCAATATTGGAGTCGTATGGCTATAATCTTTATGAGGATTGTTTCTATCTACACCATGATGAGGAATAACTCTTGGGCTGAATATGTCAAATAGCATTAGTAGATAAAGCCATTCTTTTTGATCTTTCTATATTTACGCCACATCTTAAATTTATATTTTATTCTCTTTAGCATTTTGATTCAGGCCACTCTCTCCACCACATTTTTCTGCCATTATCTAATGGATAGCAATCCCAAGAATAAGGAATGCCTTCTGCTTTTGGTGGGTTATCAAAGTAATCCCATGTCTCAACACCTCTTTGGTGTCTATTTCTATGTATGTATGCTGTGTATGTACTTCCTGATGTACCCACAAAAATATCTGCTTCATGCATAACTAGATTACATATAAGTCCAAAGACTACTTCATCCTGAAAAGGCAGGGCTTTAAACTCTTCTGCAAAGTTATTTACAATGTATTCATCTAATAGAATAAACTTATGCTTATTGTCTTGAACCATCTTATGTCCTGGCTCACATGTTGTTACGACTATTGGTAAGTTGTTTTCTCCAAACTTATCTAACCAGCCTTCAAACATTTCCTGTGTTGTGTTAAACATATTAACATGATCAGATAGTCTTAGATGCATACCCTGAAAATGTCCAATAGAGTAATAAATCTTCTTGGCTAAGTCTGTGTATTCTTTCTTAAACTTAACTGAAGATATTGCCTTATTTAACTCAGGGCTTCTGTCATAGAAGAATCTTGAGTACCAGCCTAGTGTTAGTTTTACATGCAAATCTTTATCCAGTGGCAATCTTTGTCTGCCCTCAGCAAATCCTATTTCATCATCTGAGACATACGGCTTGTTGCTATAATAATAATTATTCATAATATCATTAATAACAAATTGTTCCTGCTTAAAGTTATCTATCTTCTCATTAATAAATACTAAGTTTGCATCAAAGTCTAATAGATCTAATAGATGTGGAAACTGCTCTGGATTTGTAAATCCTTCTCTTTGCTGATTATAAAATCTGCTTGGAGTAAAGATAGCAATGCTGTTAGTGTTATATAGATTTGGATCAGCCTTGTATTGTGCGTAATGGACTATTGCAGGAATGTTTAATTCATGAGATAGCCCTGTTGCAAGTTCAAGACTCATTACTTGATTTATTAAGCCTGTAGGATTGTATAACTGAAAAAACAACTTCTTCATTTACATCATCTTTGGAGTATCGTCTACTGGCTTATCTTTGCGGATGTGAGTGTGTAGGTAATCTGGTCCATGCTCAAAGAACCAATGGTCTGGCTCACAGAAGAAAAAGAAAGCATTTGCAACTAGATTGGTCTCTGGATTTGGAAACTTTTCTCTCCAATGTAACTGATCATTGCCATACATAAATAGGCCTTCGTTCTCTTCAAGCATATAAGGCTTATCTTCACCATTTACTTCTACCCACAGATCCCAGCCATCTTTCTGGAATACGCATAGGTCAATGTGATATGTACAAGCGTTGTCGTCAATGTGTTTCCACAACTTGGCTTCTTCGCCTTCATAAATGCTAAGCAAAGCCCATGACGGCATAAGCGTTGGGCTACCAAAGTATTCTCTTGCTACTTCAGTTAAATTATGGTGGATTCTGTCTACTTCTGCATTGCCATGATATTGATGACGACCAAACCCTACTTCATATGCTGGACTATGTACCCATAGGTTCATAGTATGCTTTTGAAGACTAGTTAGATCTTCTTTAGTAAGTATATTTTTTACAATAAATGGATCTTTTATTACTACTGGATATTTTTCACTCATGCTTTCCCCATTTCCCTATTGGACATGCTGCCTCTTTTAATGTAGTTTTTAACTTCATAAAGCAGCCACATTTTTTGCATTGATTAGTTGTTTTAATTAACTCAGGACACCCTTTACAGATATCAAATCTTTCTTGTTGAACCTCATCAGATACTTTAGAATCTGCTACAAGCACATCCCAAGGTCTTACATCTCCAAGGTTTTGTTTCCATTTTTGATATGGACTTAAAGGTTCTTTGTTATTCTTCTGGTCTTTCAAGATTTCCCCCAATATATTTCCAGCCTAAATGAACAGGATTGTCTATATCATTTTCTGCTGCTTCAATCTCAATTATTTCTGGATTAGAAGAAAGACATGCTGCATAACCAGCATTTCTCTGGAACTTAGCACTTCCATCGCCTTCATCCTCAAAATACATTTCGTATCCAACTTCGCCATCAACGACGAATATAAACTTTCTTCTCATTTGATTCTCCTTAATAGTAGTTTATCATGAATTAATTTAATTTGCACTAGCATGGCTCACATACTCCACCTGATAGAATTCCACCACAAGGAGTACAGCAAGCAGTAATAGTACAACCGTCAATTGAACAGTCACAACAATTGCTTGATCCACATCGTGTTGGACCACCTGCTGCAGGTACACATCCTGGATCAGTACATCCTCCTACTGGTGTTGGAGCCACTGGTGTAGGTGCTGCAGGAACTGGTACTGGTACTGGAGTAGGTGCCACTGGAACAGGGACAGGTACTGGAGTTGGTGCTACTGGTGTAGGAGCAACAGGTACTGGTGTAGGTGCTGGAGTAGGTGCTACAGGTGTAGGTGCTACTGGAGCAGGCACTGGTACTGGTGTAGGTGCTACTGGCACTGGAATAGGAATTGGAACAGGTACAGGTGCTACTGGAATAGGTGTAGGAGCAACTGGAACTGGAATAGGTACTGGAATAGGCGTTGGTGCCACTGGTACTGGAATTGGTACAGGAATAGGAGTAGGAGCCACAGGAACAGGTGTAGGAGCCACAGGCACAGGAACTGGTACTGGGACAGGTGTAGGCGTTGGTGCTGCAACTACTCTGAGATGCACACCTATGCCACTTGGAAAACGCTGTAATGGACTCACTCTTACTCCTTAGTTATTAAGCAAACTTACTTTGTGAAGCAATAACAGTAAATGTCGCTGCTGCACTCTTTCTAATTGTATAAACATAAACATCAGTTGAGTTAATGTTTCCTGTAGGTGCTGTTCCACCTAACCACTTAGGAGTTACAGATGCACCATCAATAGTAAGTGCTGTTGGTTCATATGCTGTAGCACCAATTGGTGACTCAAATACTACTGAGATTTGTGATCCTACTGCCATTAATGAATCAAGAGTTGTTGATCCATCTCCACGAACATTTATTGTCCAGTCAGCAGTAGCATTGGTAGTACGAATATTGACGGCAGAAGTAACAACATCAATGTCAATTGCTCCAGTAGCAGCAGATGCTGAAATTGATATTACTTCTTCTGGTGATGTTAATGCTAAACCACTTGATACAGCAATTGTTGGAACAGGTCCTGATGGATTAGTAATGGTAATTCCACTACCAGCAGTCAGACCAGTCACATCTCCAGTACCAAATGATTGCCATGCAGCACCATCGTAGTACACTGTAGTATTTGTGTCAGCAAGATATGCAAACATACCCTCTTGTACAACGCCTACTGTTAGGGCAGCGTCTCTTGCTGCAGCACTAGCAAAGTACATGATTGTTTGATTTTGCAGGTTGTACTGAACCTGTGATGCAGTTAAAACATCTCCTGTTGTAAACAGACGATATCCTGCGTTTGGACTACCTGATGGCATCGTTTTCTCCTTTAGTATGATAATGCATTGTTATTTTGTGGAACTGTATTTCCCAGTATACCTTGATTTTCTGAATCAAGTATAAAGGCCTGGATAAGTGGCTCTGCTGTTAGCAGTTTTACCACCCATCTAGATGGACTTATGTCGTGCTGAACACCTTGGATAAATAGTTCTTTTATAATAGAACTGCCACCAGGCATCTGTTTTTCTGCAACAATCAGATTATAGATATCTGAACTGAGGTTAACGAGTGTATTTGCCTCACTAATATCTGCATTAAGATTTAGCGTAATAGAGTCAATTCTTAGGTCTGCATTTTTGCGAGCAACAAGAAGTGTATTTGCTTGATCTAATGCTTCTGCATCAGTCTGAACAAGAATACCTGTTCTTTGGCCTGATTTAGTAAAGAATTTATCAATACTTTCTTGGTTAAAAACCTCTTGAGGAATTCCACCAAGGGCTGTAACTGTAACATCATTAAGAATTAGTTGATCATCAAATGCAAAGTCAATTGATTCATATGGAAATGTTCCAGGAATTGATAAATCTGTGTAGGTTCTTGGAAAAACATCTGCTCTTTTAGCAACTTCATCACGATCAAGGAATAATGCTCTTCCTGATCTTGTCATGAAAAAAGCACCAAATTCTGATTGTTCTACTGTTTGAATAGCAGCAAGAATTGATCTATTAGTTCCTGCTGGATCTGCCTGCATTGTAGAGTTACCAACAGTTATTGATCTCATAGATGTTGGAAAACCAGCAAAGTCTAATAATGCTTCTACTCTTGCACCAGATAGTTGACCTGCTGGACAGCCAGGAACTGAGGTTAAACCTGTAGCAACATTATTTAGAAGACGGAATCCATCAACACATTGTAAAACTACTGTAGAAGTTGCATTTGTGCCTTCATAAAATCCTGTATCGTAAGATGTTATGTATCCAGAAAATAGGTTAACTGAAACGGTATCTCCTAATACTTCAGTTTCTGCATATATTCTTATTTTACGCAATGGTATTAATTTACCAAAGTATGGTCCTGATGCATTCTGAGGATTAAAGTCTGAATTAGGATCATTTAGCGTTACCGTTGCACTTCCAGCCTCAAAGTTAGAAAGGATACGGTTACGGCCTCTACGAGTAGAGCATCTCAGTACTTGACTTGATATATCAACAACATCTGCTGGTACATCACCCAAAGTATTTGTATCTAAAATACCATATGCAGGATCATCAAGAAGAAGAGGATAGGAAAATGATGGACCAGACGCAAAGTCAATTTCTACTTTTAATACTGGCAATGTCATTTTAGATAGCCTCTAATGTTATGCTTTGGCCATTGTATTGACCACGCAAAAGTCCTGCTCTAACTGTCTGAACTAAGTCTTCTTCAGATGTTACAGACCCTTGTACAACTATATTTACGGTTGGAGCACTTGTAGTCATTCCACTACCAGCAATACTTGATGCATTAGCCATGGTCATTGATCTGAATTTAGATCTTTCATCATAATCTAGTTGTGCTGATGCTGCTTGAGATGCTGCTAAATCTGCTGCTTCCTTAGCCTTAAACGCTGCTAATGATGATGAGATTTTGACTGCCTCTTCTGCTGCCCTTAACTGTGCTGCTATAGATGCTGCACCTATTGCTCCAGATTCTTCTGATGCCAGAGCACTTGGAGTAACTCCTGCTGCAGCGATTGCTGCCTTGGCTGTATCTCCTGTTGCCTTTGCTACTGCATATGCAATTGCAGATGCTGCAGATGCTGAGTCTGTCTTAGACCCACCAAGACCTGAAGAATCAGTAGATGATCCTCTAGGCTTAATATCTGCTGCTGTTGCTACGCACTCACCTGTGTAATAGTTATAATAAGGTCTTGCAGTTCCACACGGACCTTGAGGAGTCACTGTTGGAGGAGTTACTGTTGGAGGAACTACTACTGGAGGAGTAACTACTGTTCCAGTTCCCTTAGCAAGTAATGCTAGGTATGCTTGAAGTGCTGCTAGAGCATTCTTCCAACCAAGTGTTGCTGCTGTTGCAGGATCAATTAATGTACCTGAGTAACTTACAGGAGCACCAATCTTAAGAAGATACTCAACAACCTGATCAGTCGTTAACTTCCATTTATCCTTAATCTTAATAATTTCAGCATCAGTTAACTTACCGTCATTTACTATACCAACAAAATCAGCATACATGCGTACTTGGTCTTCAGTTAATTTCCACTTAGCCTTAAGTTTGACAATTTCATCATCGCTTAAGATACCGTCATTTAGTGCCTGGAAAAAATCAAGGTACTGTGCTGCTTGTGCTTGAGTGCTTCCCCAAGACTTAGCAAGATCAATAATCTCATCATCTGAAATTGTTCCATCTTCAATAATCTTTAGTTGTAGCAAGTATGCATCTACTGCTTCAGTAGCCACACCCCACTTAAGAGCAAGGATCTGAACCTCTTGAGAAGTTATCTTGTTATCTGCTAATGCCTTGAGAATATCATCATATCTTGTGGCTAAATCATTTCTAACCTTGAGAAGAAGGACTTCTTCCTTCATTCTTTCAAGTCTTGCCTTATCAATAGCATTGATATTCTTTTGTCTTTCTAAAAGAGCAATTGCTGCATTTAGTTGCTTAGGATCTTCTTCATCTACAGTACCCTTGACACCAAGACCTTTTATCTTCTTTAATTGTGCTTCAAGAAGTTTCTTTGCCTTTAACTCTAAGGCATCTCTTTTTGCTTGTTCTAATGCACGAGCCTTAGCAAGTTTATCTTGCTCTAATTGAAACTTTAAATCATTAGCAGCAATAATTGCATCTAATCTTGCTTTCTCTTTTGCAGCCTTTTCTGCTTCAAAATCTTTCTTTATTTGTGCGTTCATCTGAGCCAATAACTCAGTATCGCTTGGTCCAGTCAGTGTCTTTACAATGGCATAGGCACCAGCAATAAGGCCAAGACCCTTTAATATTAATCCTACTTTGCCCTTAACTAAATCTAAACCTTTAGCAATAAGGCCAGTAGACTTTGTTGCTCCAGTTACTGGAAATTCTTTACCAACTTTGGCTGCTTCTCTTGCTGCTTCTGCAGCCTTTTTGGTCATAACATCGTATCTTTTTCCATTTTTTACAACTTCAAAACCAAGTCCACCAAGTGCTGACTTTAATTTTTTAAAGATGTAAATAGAACCACCAGCAAATAATAACGCTTCACCCCATTTAATAATTCCAAGAATAGAAGTATTTAAGAATGTAGAAATATTCATTAGAACAGTTAACAACTTTGTTAGATTGTCGCCATTATCTATCAATAGTTTAACTACTGATGAAACTCCTTCAAGGCTTTCTTGTAGTTCTGTTTCATTCTTCTCTATCCACTCATCAAGAGCCTCAATTAAACCACCTGGCCCTGTTAAATAATTAACAAATTCTAATACATACGGCAGTAAGACATATCCTAGTTTTTCTATTACTTGATTGTAGGATAATGCTAATACTTTTAGTCTACCAGCAGTTGTATTGGCTGCTGCATAGGCTGCTCCCTTGCTTATTTTGGCATAATCATTTAATATCTTGTTAAGATCTTTTTGTTTAAGAGCAACTTTATCAATAGGTAATCCTAATTTTGTAAGTGCACCAAACTGTCCATTTATTGCTTTGGAAATTGCTGTTGTAACTAAGCCTAAATCTTTTCCTGCAAATGCTGCAATGTCTGTAGAAAGTGTTAATAGGCTTTGTGCTTGTGTAAGATCTCCTGTTGCAGCAACCAGTCTTTGTAATGATGGAATAAGTTCGTCATTATCAATTGCTACTTGTAGTTCAAGAGAATCTAAGAATTTGCTATTTGCAGCAATTGCTTCTTCTGTTGCTGAAGTTGAATTACGAATTGATAATGCTAAAAGTTTCTGTGCTTGCTCATCTGATGCTGCAGCCTTTACTGCATCTACACCAATTTTAACTGCAAATGCTCCTGCAGCAGCACCTGCTATTGCAAAGTTTTTTAGTGCCTTCTTACCAAATGCGTCAATTCTTTTTTGAAGTTTATATATATCTTTTTGAGCCTGCTTTGAACCCTTGTCAGAATACTGGGTCAGGATTCGTGCTACTACTGCACCTACTGCCATATTAGCCACGCTCCTTTTCTAAATTTCGTTGTAATTGTGTTTTAACATCATTGAATGCTTTTTCAACATTGTTAATAATTCTATCTTTATTCTTGTCAACAGACTTCCATACTAAACGAGAAGCCTGAGATGATTCCTTCTCAAGGTTACTGATAAATGTACCAGTTCCTCTATTTGATCTACCTGCTAATTCATAGATTACACCTGCTGCAGATCTGTTCTTTAATGCTCCTGCTGATGTAGTATAGTCTCTTCGTACTTTACCCTCAGCCTTTGAAGATGAAATGCCTGCTTTGATAACACTCTGGTCCCATGCAGGCCATCCAGCACCACCACGAGAACGAGGATTGCGAGCAGGTTGAGTAGACCATCCACTTAGTGGTGCGTCTGCTTTGACAAAGCCTTGTGCTTCTTTTTTAGCATTTCTCAGTTCAGAATTAATAATCTTATTAAAACTCTTAACTGCATCTTTGTCAAACTTTTCCAATGCTTGTAGTGTTTGCTTTACGCCAGTTAACACTACTACATCTTTACTCATTACCTGCTCGCTTCCTTTGATCGTTCTTTGAGATAAATAACGATTGACTCAAGGACACCATCTGGTGCCTCAAGCAAATCTACTGGAGATATGCCTGTCTCCACAGAAATCATTGCTACCGTATAGGTTAGGCTGTTTCTGTGGATTCTGAATTTGGGTCAGACTCTAGTTCCACACTGTCAAGCGTGTCTAAGAATCCTTCTCCAAAAGGCTTTACAGTCTTTCCAGCATCCTTCATGGCTCCCCAAGCCAAAAAGTAGATGTGTTCCATCTTCTGATCTTCTGTAAGCAACTTAGCAAAACCCTTGTTAAACTTTTGTTCAAAAGCAACAAGTGTCTTTGGACGCAAAGGATATGTTCCTTCAACGCCATCGCTAGTCTTTACTTTTATACTTAATCCATCCATTTTGATTCCCCTTTCAAGGTATAGTTTGTATTATGGAGTTATATCTTTTGTTATTTCTCCAGAGATAGGCCAGTTTGCCGTAATAGTACTTAGGTCTCCAGCATTTCCGTTAATTGGAGTCCATTCAGTTACTAATGCTTCAAACTGATATTCTGGATTTGTAGCAGACTTTACTGTATTTATTGGTCTTACTACACATGAAACTTTTGTTCCTACACGATTTGGATATGTAGTATACGGAGGTACACCACCAAAAAACTCTTCAATAGAGTCATTAGCAAAATCTTGATAGAACTCAAAAGAAACTGAGTTAGTTCCAACACCTGCAATGACCTCTTTATAAATGATTCCAGACTGAACTGGAGTCACATCTAAAACATCATGCACAGTGCTTATTGTTATACTTGAAATGTGGTCGCTAAAATCATAGGTACCTTCAAATACAACATATGCGTTAGTTAGAACTATTTTTGACATGTTACGGTGTTGTGTCCACTACGATTGCACCACTAATTGGCCATGTAACTGAGGCTGTGGCTAGTTCGCCTACAGCACCATTTAGAGGTGTCCATTCTGAAACTACAGCGTTAAATTGGTACTCAGGATTGGTTGCAGAAACTGCACCATCTACTGGTTGTACCGTAACTGCTACTTCTGTACCCAATAGTGGGTAGATTGTTGCATTGACTGAACTTGCTGCAAAATCCTGGTGGAACTCAAGTGTTACTGAGTTATCAACAAGTCCTGCTGTACGAGTCTTTGCTGCTGCTGGAACATTTCCGCCTTTGAATGCAGTTGTTTCCAAAACATCATATGTGCTTCCAAGAGTTATGGATGCAATATGATCTGCGAGGCTAACGCCTCCTACTGTTACTTCAACATTGGTTAGAACTAATCTTGCCATGGTTATTTGTCTCCTTGTTCGTTATTTACTGAGTTAAAAACAGGAAATTCTGTTTCCTGCTGTGTTGCTTGTGGTACTTCTTTTACTGCTGGTGTTACCTTTACTGCATTTGCGGCTTTGATATGACCTGCTGCAAGAAGATGTTCAACACTTCCTCCTGCACTAAGTATATCATCTTTGGTAAGTTTCTCATCTTTTACCTTACCGCAAACTTTTGTGTTTGAGATTACTGTATATTCCATTGCTTCTCCTTAGCCCCAAATCGTGAGGTTATAGCGATATGATAAGAAAGATTGCTCACCAGATGTATATGTACCACTTTCTGCACTTATAACTCTGAGTGTATCAACAAGGCCACCTAGTGATCTGTCTGACTCTAAAGCAGTTTTGATTGAACCATTACCACTTCCAGCCAGGAAATTATCAAGTTTGTCTTGTCCTGTTCTTTCTGATATTCTTTGAACAATCACAAATATATCAACAGATGCTTGGTCTAAACCTCTAGCATTGTCAACATCAAATGTGAAATCTAATTGGCCAACTACGGCACATGGTGGAACAATAACATCTGGAATTAAATCATAAACTCTCAGGTTTGTTATTGTTTGTAGATTTGCTTTCAATGCATCTCTAACGCCATTAATATTGGAAATGGCCATTAGAATGCCAATCCAAAGTTTCTACGGTATGTCTTTAGAAGCATCTCAACATCTGGATCTAGACGAGAGTTCAAACGAACTGTTCCTAGTTCTACAGATCCTGCAATACCAAACGGAGATTGCTTTCTAACAAATAATCTTGATGCCTGAATCTTGCAGGCTAATTCTACTTCGTAAGGAATTGAAGACCATCCCCAAACTCCAGTTACTTTAACTGTTTGTGGAAAGAAGTAAGGAAAGACATATGTTTGAATTGCTAATAGTCTTGTTACTGGCTGTCCAGTCTCTGGATTGTTAACAGGCTCATACATAAGGTCTGTATCTAAGTTCCAAACTTGTGTGAATGGACCAGACTGATTTGCTCTTGATCTTACTTCTGTTGGTACAATAAGGTCATCTATCTCTAAATACCACGGACTTAACGGTGTGTAAATTTTAGTTACAGGT